ACAAGCGAATGGTTTTAGTTCTCAATCAGAGGAAATGAAAACTGCTTACTCTATTTTACAAACGATGACAATCAATCCGTTCCAAAATTTAGTTATTAACTTCTTAGATACCGCATTAACAATAGGTGGTTATGAATCTACTGAATTATATTTTGAACAATTAACACCATTAGCAATTTTATCTGAAACTGCAGAAGAAACAGGACAAACAACTCAGCAAGTGCAGGATGATATCAATGAAGAAGGTGAAAACCCAGCAGCAATTGATGATGAAGGTGCAGTTGATACGAATATAGAAGAAGAAACACTAATGCATTACTCAAAAAGTAATCCAAATTTCTCTAAAAACTTTGAAACATATAAATTATAACAAATGAGCTACGCACTTTTTATAACAAGAAACGATATTATCAAAAACTCACCATTACAGGGAGCGATTGATGCAGATAGGTTACTACCATTTGTTCGTACTGCGCAAGATAAATACATGCTAAACCTTTTGGGTACGGTATTGTTTTATTATTTGCAGGGACACATTGAAGCAGGGACCGTACCAACACTAAGTGTTTATTATCAGGACCTAATCAATGACCACATTAAACCAACACTAATTTGGTATTCATGCGTTGAGTATGTTCCATTTAGTTCGGTTCAATTTAAGAGTGAGGGTGCAGTTAAACATCAAAGTGAACAATCAATATCTCCAGGTAAAAATGAGATTGATTACCTATTACAAAAGTGTTTGAACTCTGCTGATTTTTATGCAACACGTTTGCAAAACTATTTAGTAGCATACTCTAACCAAATACCACAATACCTTGAAAGTGTTGGTAACTTAACACAGGTTTATCCTGATTTTACAAACCAATATTTCGGAGGTATCCAATTATAATAATATGGGAAACGTAGTAAATAAATTAGGAACTAACTATACATTGTATTACAATGTTTTAGATTATTTTCAAACGATAATGAGTAATCACCCAGCTATCCAAACGGTTACACAGGGTGATATATTTGAAATTGATGATAGAGAATTCCCTGCGTACCCATTAGGAAATATCCTTATTACAAATGCAGTATTCAGAGATTCGCAAACGGTATATACATGCCAACTTACAATTGCTGATAAAATTAAATTAAAAAACAATGAAAGCACTGGTGTACATAATAAACAAACTATCCCATTCTACGGAACTGATGATGTGGTTGATATACATGCTAACACTCTTGCTATTATTAACGATTTAACATCATACACACAATTCGCAGTTGATAACTTTGAGATTGATGGTGATATAAGTTCAGAAGCATTCAAAGACCGTTTTGATAATGGTTTAGGTGGATGGAGTGCTACATTTGATTTAATTACCCACAACGATAGACCTAGATGTATCTACGATTTATTAACTTAATATGAAAGTTAAAGAACTTAAACAGGTAGTAAATGTTTTCAAAGAGTTATCCCAACTTTACATTATAAAGAGGGATAAACCTGCTTATAAAACAGGAAACTTATATAAAAGGGTAGGTTCTTACAACAATATCAGTAATATGGTTACCCAACGTCCTTCACGTGGGAAGAATAAGTTGAAATTAGATATAGATGATATCAATATATCCCTCTCATTTGCTCCTCCGGGCGCATTATACGGACGTTATGTCCATGAGGGTACAAAGTATATGGATGCACGTCCATTTGCGCAGGAAGCTGCCAATGATAGAAGATTTAAGACCGTTGTTGATAAAGCGATGAAGGGTGTAGTGAGGGATAATGTAATTCCTGATATCCGCAAACGTATAGATAAAGCGTTTAAGAAACTGAAACCAAAATAGCATCCGATACGAAATCGGTTTTTTGGGTTAAATAATAAAAAGAACATGTCATTAAGCATAACTCAATATCCAGCAACCTGCTCTTTAGCACAATCACCAATGGTGTTTACTGTGTCAGAGAATACAGGGGTAGTATATAGTTCATCATTTCAATATTTCGCAGATTTGTATTATTGGGAAGGTGCTCCAAATCAATCAGGTTCCACAGGAGATTACACATTAACGAAGTATCCTAATACCAGTTTGGTGGGTATGTTTGATGTAAGTAGAATCATAAATTCAACATTAACTAATTTAGCATTTGATGATACATCAAACGTAAAATATTATAAATGCGATTTCTATTGGCAATATAAAAATGCTTCAAATGTAATTGTATCATCTTCTAAAATTACAACAGGAACTTATAAAGCATTAGATGGATATGGTTTATTTCAGGAACCAATAAATCAACAAATTGTATCTAAATCAGCTTACTGGCCGATAATGAGTGATGGTCCTGTAACGCAATCTTTTTTAACTGATACATTGGGTTGGATGTCAGTTTACGCAGGTGATGCTGGTTCAACACAACCTACAAAATTAGTTTATTCAGGTTCATTAGGTAATGCAAATTACACATTAACAAGTAGCCCATCATCATCAGGACAAATAGTTTATTTTCCAATAGGAACTGGTTGTGATGATTTTCCTTTGAATGCAAATAGTGAATGGTTTAGTGTACAGGCATTTAATGGTAATACACCATTGGGTGCATCAATTCGTTTTGATAATACATGCCAACAAAAGTATCCAAATGTAAGAATCAAATGGAAAAATAGATATGGACAGTTTGATTATATGAATTTCTATATGGTTAATCGCCAGGGATTCTCATCAACTAAGAGAACATATCAACCTCAGCTGGGTACATGGCAGGGTACTTCACTAAGTTATCAGGATTATGATAGTTCAACATTAAATTATCTTTCAGATAGTAAACAAACTTTAAGTGTAAACACTCCGTATATAAGAGAGGATTACAATGAGATATGGAAACAACTTATGGTTTCTGATGAAATATATTGGGTTTATGGTGAAGATTCGGAAGGTGAAGGATTTAACAATGGATTCTCAAACGGATTCGCAGCAGGTGTAACAACAACTGAAGTAGTTAGACCTATCACTATTAGAACTGATAGTATTGTATTCAAAACAGGTGTGAACGATAAATTAATTCAATATCAATTTGATTTTGATTGGGGACAAGCATATAAATTAATAATATAATGGGAATAGTTACTACACAAGGTTTTGTATTTAAGTTGGTTGCAAATGGAGAGATTTTAGATTTATTTGCAGATGAAGAAATAAAGTTATCAGATAACGTAACAGGTTTATTTGATTTAGGTGTATTACCAACTGATTTTACACGACAAATTAATCTACCAGGTTCAAAAAAGAATAATGCTTTCTTTGAGCACGTATATGATATTAGTGTACAAAACCCTGATACGTTTGCAACAAATATTAAAGTACCATGTTATTTGGATTTTGATGGTTTGTATTTAGCACAGGGATATCTACAACTTAATAAGGTAAATGTTTATGCAAATAAATTTATTGATTCTTATGTTGTATCCATATATGGTGCTTTATCTTCATTTGGTATTCAGATTAATAAATCATATTTAACTGATTTAACAAACTTAAACATATACAACCACACTGCATCTTATAATAATATTACTGCATCATGGAGTGGTAGCTTATTTAATGGTGATATTGTTTACCCATTAGCTGATTATGGTAGTGGATATCAATTCACATCAGGTCAGTATGAATTATTTGGAATGGATGATGAGAATGGTGCATTATCAGTACAAAATTTCAAACCTGCAATCCGTATGAAAAAAGTATGGGATGCAATATTTGATTCAGCTGGATACACATATACAGGTTCGTTTATGAATGAACCATTTTTAGATGATGTTTATTTAGTTTGTAATAACTCATTAAAATATCCTGAATTTTCAGGTATTGATTTAGAGGGATATGGTAAAATAAGAGTTGGTGCAATATCTGGTAGTGGAATGACCGATAAGGTTTTAGTTGCTGATACATTTACTACACTACCTTGGTATAACGAATTATCAGACCCACAAAACTTTTATACCAATGGTGCATATAGGGTTGATAATATGACCAATTTGTTTGGTAAATTAAAGATAAACATAAATGTAAAGTGTCCTGTAAATAATATGCCAGGTACTTTATCAGCAAATGGTACATGGCAAATAAGAATGATAGAAACAGGTAGTTCTACTGCTTATTCAACTCGTGCAATACAATCTTATATATTTTTCTTTGACCAATTGCAACAAAGTAGAAGTGGTGGAATTGATACAACTTATGAATTGGAAACTGAGTTTTTAATGGATGCTATTCCTCCAGGTAATTACTATTTTCAAATAAAACAAAGACCTAATTCCGCATTAGATACTGCACCAACCGTAACATTAGACCCGCAAGGAACAACTAAATCATTTTTACAAATAAGTGAAGTGAGACAAGCTGCTGATGGTAGGGTAATGGATATTGCATCTAATATGCCGTTTGGTACTAATGGTATAAAACAAATTGATTTCCTTAAAGGAATTCAAAAGAAATTTAACTTAGTAATATATCCATCTAAAACAGTTAAAAATGAATTCATAGTTGAAACATTTAACAATTGGTATAAGAGTGGAGAAATAAAAGATTTTAATAAATACATTAATTTAGATGATAAGATAGAAGTAATTCCAGCTAACAACTTTGCAGTGAATGAGTTAAATTTTGGAGATACGTTAGATACTGATTACATATCTCAACAATTTAGTAAAGCAGCTAATAGAGAATTTGGTAAACAATATTATACGGATACACAAAATTTCTTTTCACAGGGTAAGTTTGAGGTTAAAACAACTTTAGCATCATCTCCATTAATTAAAATAGCTGGAACAGGGTTATCAGGTTCTGTTGGAGGATTAAACCCTACTATTACACAATATAGTGCAGGAACGTATTACTTTACATCAGGAGGTGCACTGAGTGCATGTGAATCATCTGAGGAAATAGAAATATTTACAGCAAATGGTTTCTTAACATCAGGACAAGTTGGATATTATGACCAATATGGAGCTAACCCAATTATTGGATATACGTTCTTTAGTAATGGTTTATTAATTTACGGAATAAATTCATCAACAGGAGTATTAGCAACATCATCAGCAAGGTGTAGAAGATAAAATAATAATTAATGGCAAATATACCTATTTACATACCAACCTACATTTCAGACCAAACATATAATCCATGTAGAGTACAACCACGTTTATTATTTTACAATGGAATGGTAAGTTGTGAACCTTGGTATTTAGAAAGCGGTTCAAATACTACTGGAGGAACTGGATTTGAACAAACTGCATTTCCTTATTTTGATAATTACAACGTTGTATCAGGTTCATTTCCTACAACTGATAGCAAATCACTTTTATTTTATAATGAAGCATCTGTATATGGTGAGTTACCTACAAACACATTATACTCAGATTATTGGAGTAAATATGTTGAGTTAATATATAATCCACGTACACGTTTATTAAATGCATCAACAATAATTCCATTAGCTGATTATTTCAAAATGGAATTAAATGATATTGTAGAGTTAAGAGGTAACTATTACCACTTACGTGCTATAAACGATTACAACTTAAAAAATGGTGAGTGTAATATACAATTATTAGGTCCTATTTTATCTGATGCAGTACCTTTAACTCCACCAACAACAACAACAACTACTAGTACTACTACATCATCAACAACAACAACTACTGCGGTGGTAAATCCATGTAGATGTTATGAAGTTATATTTGGAGCAAGTGGTGGTGAAATAAACTATAATAATTGTGAAGGTGGAACGTTTAATTATGTATCTATGGGTGCTTCAGTTTATTATCAATGTGTTCAAGTTATTGGAGGATTAGCACAAATATTTGTAGTAAGTGGAGATGTAACCCTTAGTATAGTAGGTAATTGTTTAACTCAAGCATGTCCGCCATCTACAACTACAACAACTGCAGCACCAACAACAACTACAACTACAACTGCAGCAACTACAACTACAACTGCAGCAACTACAACTACAACAACTACTGCACCTACAACTGCTACATTATCATGGAGTTTTACTGAATCAATTGGAAGTAGCGGTTATATGGACATATATGTAAATGCTTCAGTTATTGAAAGTAGAGTTAATACATCATCAGGAACATATAATCTTCAAATTGGTGATACAATTAATGTTCAGGTTGCATGCTTTACATGTGGTTCACCTAATACTTACGCAAATGCATATTCATTCTCAAATAAACCTATTTTAGCAGATGCAGCTTGTGTGAATAATGGTGAAGCAAGTATTCTAACTGCAAATTATACCGTAGTTAGCGGTGATATTGGAAATACAATTACATTAGATACATTTGCAAGATGTGATAGTGGATGTATATAAAATAAATTATGGCAAATATACCAATTTACATACCAACTTACATTAATAGTGCGGAATATACACCTGTAAATGTACAACCACGTTTATTGTTTTTCAATGGTATGTTGAATTGTGAAAGTTATTATATAGAAAGTGCTTCTGCATTTGGAGGTATTGCACGTGAGCAAACCGCATTTCCTTATTTTGATAACTACAATGTAGTTACAGGTTCATTCCCAAGCGTAGATTCTAAATCACTATTGTTTTATAATGAAGAAGCAGTTTACGGAGAAAAACCAACTGATGGTTTATATTCAGATTATTGGCAAAAATATATTGAGTTAATTTATAACCCTAGAACTAAATTGTTAAATGCATCAGCTATAATTCCTTTAGCTGATTATTTTAATATATCTCAAAACGATATTGTTGAATTTAGAGGTAACTATTATCACTTAAGAGCAATTAATGATTATAGTTTGAAAAATGGTGAGTGTTCAATTCAGTTATTAGGACCTATTCTACCTGATGCATTAAATTTACCAAGTAAGGGGTATCCATATTGCTTTGGTTACGATGCTACTGATTGTTATATTGCATGTAATACTGCATGTGAATGTAATCCTCCATGTCCTACAAGTACTACAACAACTACTGCTGCACCTACTACAACAACTACATCTACTACTAGTACTACATCAACTACAACTACAACCGTAGGTCCATTGGTAATTGAATATATAATTGTAGCAGGTGGTGGTTCAGGTGGTGGTACATCATATAGTTGGAATGGTGACCCTAATACAATGAGAGTATGGGGTGGTGGTGGAGGTGGTGGACAAGTTATCACAGGAAGTATGACAGTTTTATCTCCATTAACAATTGGAGTTGGTGAGGGTGGACAAAATATATTGTATCAAAATAATCCACTATTAGTACCTACATATCCTACTGGAATTAGTTTCTTTAGTGGTAGTCACGGAAGTATGGGATTCCCATCTTATATTTCAGGAAGTTCAATATTCCAAGTATCTATTGGTGGAGGACAGGGTGGTACTACTAATAACCCTAATTATGCAGGTTATCCAATACCATTCCCAAATACACAAGCTGTTTTTGGTGGAGCACACTCAAATGGTGGTAATGGTGGAGGAGCTGCTATTGTAAGTGCTAGTACTGCTACACCATTAATTATTAGTGGTGGATTATCAACAGGTGGTGGATTTAATGGAGCATGGTCTACTGGTTCTAATTCATTAGCATTTGGAACTAATAATGCAGGTGGTGGTGCAGGCGCTAGCGCTAATGGTAGTGGTGCTAATGGTGGACGTGGTTATCAATGGTTAGATAATAACTACTATGCAGGTGGTGGTGCAGGTCTGACCTCTGATGGTAATTATAGTGCACGATGTCCTAATGGATGTCCTCCTGCTACTGCAGGTATACCTGGTTTAGGTGGTGGGGGTCCATTTAATACTGATGGTACGCAAAACACAGGTGGTGGTGGGGGTTCTTCATATAGTTCAGAATATCCAGCAAATGGTGGAAAAGGTGTAGTTAAAATTAGATACTTTGGTACTCCTAGAGCAACAGGTGGAGTAATAACACAAAGTGGTGGATATACATATCATACATTTACTTCATCATTACAAGGTGGTGCTTACATAGTAGGTGCGGTATCAAGTAGTGCTGGTATAACAGGTGGAACATATAGATTTGATGCACAACAATATAATAATGGAAATTATATGCCACCATTTACTGCTTCATTTATACCAAATTAATTTATATGATAAAGAATATATTTACGGATTGTGAGTACATACGTTTAGGTTGTAAGTTTTATTTAGATAGAAATTTAGAAACGATTGCTCCTGCGGGTAAATATTCCGATGGAACTAATTGTTTTAGTGTAGATTCATTAGGTTTAGTTACTTCAGTTAATGCATGTAGTGAATTTACAACAACTACAAGTACCTCAACTACAAGTACCTCAACTACAAGTACCTCAACTACTACATCAACTACAACCACAACAACTGCAGTTCCTGATTATAGAAAGGGAAATTATAATAGTGGATTCCAAGCTAGAGGTAATGGTAGTATTATTAGATTAACGGCTGGACCTGGAGGTAATGGATGTTTAGAAGCAAATTGGAATTATGGTCCTGGTGCACAAAGTATTGATGGTAGTGGAATAACCGCTTATACTGTTTATACTGCTAGTTTACAATTAACTTCAGGTTCATCATATACACCTGATGTAATTATCAATGGAGTATCAGTACCTGGTTTAGTTTGGTGGCCACTTGATGATAATTATGAGTGTGGACAATCTCCATTATTTGTAACTAAAATTGAGGGTGGTGTAAGCAGTTCAATTGCAATAATTCCAGGTACATCTATTCCTGTTTCAAATGGTGGTATTGTTGAATATTGGCAATATTTAGGTGGTGGAGCATATAATCAAAGACCTCCGTATTCTGCAGTAACTGGTAGTGATTTTGTAGAAATACCTGTTACACCTGCACAATATAGTATGTATAAAATTATACAAACATTTACATCATCAGGAAATTTCTACTATAACAAATTTACATATTAACCACAAATCTAATTTGAGTTGTTAAAAATATATAAAACAATATGTTATGGAAAATATACGATTTATTTGCGCACAACCTGCTAACTCATATTATACGTGGCAGGTAGAAGTAGTAATTAATAACTTTATTAAACATGGTGTTAATCCTAACCAGATTGATATCTTATGTGCAATAAACAACGATGATGTACCTGAAGATTGGAGAAAACTTCAAAATCATTATAATTCAGTTAGGTTCTTCTTCTACAATGATACCAGGAGTGATTTTAAGTACATTCCTGCGATTTATTTCAATTTAATGAGTAATCACCTCAAAGCACATCCGGAGCTCCGTAATGAGGTTCTTTTCCTACACGATAGCGATATCATTTTTACACGTAAACCTGAATTAGATTGGGTTCGTAAAAACAATGTATGGAGTGTAAGTGATACAAACTCATATATCAACTACGATTATATACAACAAAAGAGTAATGATGTTTACCAAAAGATGTGTGAGATTGTTGGAATTGATGAAAGAATTCCTAAATTAATGAACTCACATTCAGGTGGAGCACAATACATCGTTAATGGAGAAAGTTGGGAGTTTTGGGATAAAGTAGAAAAAGATGCAATCAGAATGTATGATTATTTTTGTGAGGTAGAACCTGATTATGTTAAAAAGTATGAAGGAGATTACCCAATACAAAAGTGGACAGCAGGTATGTGGAGTTTGTTATGGAACGCTTGGTTAGCAGGACACGAAACTAAAGTTGATGAACGAATTTCTTTTGGTTGGAGTACTGACCCGATTGATAGAGTTGAAAAACACTGGATACTTCACAATGCCGGTGTTACGAGCAATGATACAGGTTTATTTTTTAAGGGTGCGTACATTAGTAAATTACCTTATGATGAGGTATTGGAAGTAGATTCTAATAGAGCATCATCGTATTATTGGAATGAGGTAAAGGAAACCGCACGTAAAACAATATTAAAAACAAACAATATGGAATTAGCAAGTTACTCAAAGTTAATTGAGTTATCAAATGAATTCAATTTAGGATTCAATTTAGAAGCATCAATAGATGATTCATTAAAATTATCAAATCATTATCACCCATGGTCTATGAGAGAGCATGAAGCAAAGATTGTTTATGAGTTGATTGTACAAAATGGATTAAAGAGTGGATTTGAGATAGCAACTGCATTTGGTATATCAGCATCAGTAATGGGACAAGCACTTAAAAAAACAGGTGGTAAATTAGTTACTATGGATGCATACGTTGAGGAAAACTTCAATTATTCAGGTGGATACGATATTAACACAAAGTTAGTTAAAAATGTAGAAGCTGATGGATATAAGATGGCAAACGCATTAATTAACGCATTAGGTATAACTGATAATGTTTCATTAGAAATTGGATGGTCACCTGATGATACAGGTACCATAATTCAAAGAACCTTTGGAGATACTAAATTAGATTTTGCATTTATAGATGGTGGACATACACAAGCTCAAATTGATGCTGATGTTAAAGCAGTATTCCCACATTTAGCAGATGATTGTATCTTATTATTTCACGACCATGTGGATGTTTCTGAAGATACCAAAGCATTTATGAAATCAAATGGGTTTACAAATGAGAAAAACTATCATACAGGATTTAACCTATATGCATATTCAAAAGGAAATAAAACATTAATCTAATGAAAATAGGAGTAGGTTTATTTGGAATTCATTATGTTGGTAACCTTAATCATTGGATGGGTTGGAAGCATGGTGTGGATTATAGAGAAACGTATCACAACCAATTTTCCCACATTTATAGCAATCACGATATAAAGTATTACTCAGCTACATACCATTCACCAATTGAAAATGAATTAATGAATGATTATGAGTTTACTAATTTAAGTTTGGGTGAAATTGATAATAGTATGGAATCAGACCCAGTTGTTAAACGAAATAAGATTTTTAAGAACACCGTAAAATTAATGTTAGAATCTCCACATGATTGGGATTATGCATTAATAACACGATTTGATTTACATTTCAAACAACATTTTAGTAGTTTGAACATAAACCCTGATAAATTGAATTTTCTTTGCGGAGCAAAATGCGGACCTGATTTCAACCTGGTGGATGATAACTTCTATTTCATGCCAAAACACCTCTTAAAATGGTTCTATGATACCATAGAAACGATTCCTGAAAACATATCAGCACATAACTACCATAAATCGTTTACTGATTACAATTTTATGGTTGAGGGAAGTTGGTATTCACATGAGTTACCAACCTACCATATTCATAGAATACCCCTTCACTAACAAATCCACCTTAAAGTGTTATATAAGCATGATAAAGAGCGTAATAGATTTATTAAATTTAGCAGAGTACTATGGTTTAAGGGAAGATGTTGATTTTGCGAAAGGAAAATACAAATACCCACACACCATATCTGAAGCAAAAGAGTTACTAAAAAGAATCTGGAAAAGTAAATAAACATGGCAGATAACACAACTACCTATACCGCCGTAATTGAAACCGAAGTAAAGGGTGGAGAAGATATTGAGAAATTAGGTGAAGATGCCGAAGGTGCTGCCGGTGGGTTTGTCAAATTGCAATTGCAAATACGTCAAACTCAAAAGGAGTTACAGGCAGCAGCAGCCGCTGGTGATAAGGTAAAGTTCAATAAGTTAAGAGCACAATTGGATGAGTTGGAAGAAGGATTAGAAAAGGTTCAATTCCAAGCAAAACAATTTGATGACCAATTAGCATCCCTACCAGGTCCTGCGGGAGCAGCTGGTAATGCGATGAAAGCATTAGATGGTGCATTCAAAATCCTTATAGCTAACCCTATTATTGCAGTTATTGCAGGGGTAGCAGGTGCATTAATGTTAATGAAAAAAGCATTAGGTTCAACTGCAGAAGGACAACAAACACTTAATCGTTTATCACAAGCATTCTCAGGTATTTTAGGTCCTATATTGGCAACCGTTGAAAAGGTAGCAGTACCTTTATTTAATGGGTTTGCTTTTATATTAGAGAAGGTTGCTCAGGGTTTTTCAAAGTTTGCTAAGTTCTTAGGTATCTCTGAATCTAAAATTAAAGAAGCAACTCTATCAGTAGATGAGGTGCAACAAAAAGCAAACGAAAACGAAAAGAAACGTCAGGAAGATTTAACAAAGAAAACTGAGGAACAAAATAAAAAGAGAGCAGATGCGAATGCAAAATTTGCTGCTGATAAAAAGAAGAAGGAAGAAGAAGCTGAAGCTGCGAGAAAGAAGAAGGAAGAAGAAGCGCAAAAGAACTTAGATGCAGCGAATAAAGTACAGATTGAAGCATATATTTCAACTTTAGCAGCTAGAGACCAGGAATTATATAAGTTAGGACAACAACATAACGAACGAATGGCAGCTTTACAAAAAGCTGGAATTACTGATTCAACAATGATTCAGGAACAATTTCGTATTGAGCAAGCTGCTATTAACAAAAAATATGATGATGAAGCTGCAAAGAAGGTAGAGGAAGATAAAAAGAAGAAAGAGGAAGATGATAAGAAAGCTGCCGAAGATGCGAAAGCAAAGGTAGATAAAAAGCGTGAGGATGATTTATTGGGTTTACAAACTGAATTAGAATTCTCTGCACTATCAGCACAACAACGTAAAGATTTAATATCTCAACAGGAAGCAGTATTACTTACGAATCAGGAATTAACTGAGAACCAAAAAACTGCAATACAAAAACAAGCAGCTGCTCAACGTAAAGCAATTGATGAAGCTGAGTTAGATAATAAGCGTGATATACAATTAGCACAATTAGATTTAGTTCAACAATTCGGTGGATTACTTCAGCAGATTGCAGGTAAAAATAAAAAGGTAGCAATCGCAGGTATCGTTATTGAACAGGCAGCAGCTATCGCTAAAATTATTGCAAACACTGCAATCGCAAATGCGAAATCAGTTGCAGCATTCCCTATTACAGGTGGTATGCCGTGGGTTGCAATCAATACTATATCAGCAGGTTTATCTATTGCATCAACAATAGCAAGTGCTGCTAAATCTATATCAGCAATCAACTCATCTGATAACGCAACATCAGCGCAAGCTGGAACATCTAATTTACCTAAAAGTGGAATGGCAGCACCAGTTGCACCATCGGTAGCAGGAGTTAGTGCTCCAACAATACAGGGAACACAATCTGCAACACCTGGAGAACAAATAGCAGGTACATTAGCAGCAGTAACAGGTAAACCTATGAAAGCTTATGTAGTATCAGGAGATATATCCTCACAACAGGCGTTAGATAGAAGAACATCTAATGCTGCAACGTTTGGTGGATATTAACAACAATAACCAATTAAATTGTTAAATAGGTATGAGAGATTTAGTATATGAATTAGTAATAGAGGATTCCGCAGATGAAATTTATGCAATTTCGTTAGTTTCTGAACCAGCTATTGAAATGGATTTCGTTTACTTTGATAAAGAAGAAGTGAAATTCTCAACCGTAAATGAGGAACAACGTATCGTAATGGGACCTATATTGGTTCCTGATAAGAAGATATTAAGAGTAGATGGTGAGGGTAAACCTTATTATGTATTCATCAAAGCAGCTACCATTCAAAAGTTAGCACAAAAGTATTTACAAAACAAATACCAAAGTGAAGTAACTATTGAACACAATGGTAAGAGAGTTGCGGATGTAACCCTTATAGAAAGCTGGATAACTGAAAGCAGAACCAAAGATAAATCAGCAGTGTATGGTTTAAGTGTACCTGTTGGAACCTGGATGGGTAGCATGAAAATTGAATCTGATAAGATATGGAACGAATTTGTGAAAACAGGTATCGTTAATGGATTCTCTATTGAAGGTTTATTTTCACACCAATTAGTTGAAGCATCTAAAGAATCTTATTTATTAAAAGAAGTAAGTGATTTAACTGAAGATGAAGCAAAACAATTGTTAAACACAATACACTCCCTTTTAATGGATGGTGTTGTTGAGATGGAAAGTTATTCAGATTATGATGAAGGTATTCGTAACAATGCTAAAAAAGGTATTGAGTTAAATGATAAGAATAATAACAAATGTGCAACTCAGGTAGGTAAAGTGAGAGCACAACAATTAGCAGATGGTGAAGCAATTAGTGTAGAAACTATCAAACGTATGTATTCATACCTTAGTAGAGCAGAAGCATACTACGATGAAACTGATATGAATGCATGTGGTACAATATCATTCCTTTTATGGGGTGGTAAAGCAGCATTGAGTTGGAGTAGAAATAAATTAAGAGAGTTAGGTTTATTAGAAGAAGATGAAGCACAACCAACAACTGATGGTAGTACATACCCAGGTGAAGCTGCTTCAGGTTCTATTGCACCCGCAACATTAAGTTAATATGAATTCAAATACATTTTATAACAACCTATATAATTTCGCTGAGAGAACTGAGAAAAACATTTCAGTAAGTGAGTTTATTGATTTGCTTAAAACAACAAGTAGAACTAACAAAATGAATATTGTTTGGTTTACTGAAGGTTCTGCAGATGGTAGTGGTAAACCTCCACACCAATCTAAACACTTAATGTGGTGGGATGAGAGTGAATATGTAGGAGGTGCTGCCGGCGGAAGTGATACGAAAGCTGCGCAAGAACAATTTAACTTACAAACAACTGGTGGACAATGGATAACTTTAAGTTATGAGAACATCATATCAATGAGTTATAAAGGTAGGATATATAGAGTTATATAGTAATCAATCCTGCTTTCCCTAAGTGTTTACGAACTTCATAAGCTTCAACACCAAACTTTTTGGATAGTGCTTTTACACCAACTTCTCTATCCTGTATTTTATAGTGTGTAACACAATAATCAATTTCTTCCTGTGTTAGTTCTTCTTTCATTTCAAAGTTAGAAACTAATTTTCCTTTATCCCATTCCCTTTTGAAATTAATATAGTGCACTTCAAATTTGTTAAACATCTTTGTAATGTAGTGTCTATCTATTTTTAACCCATTTATATTACATAAGTTATTCATTATAGTTCTACGATTGAAATCTTCAATGTTATCTATATTACGAATTAAATCTACAACTGCTTGAACAACAGGAGCAGCTTTACGTGTGTGTACGGTATGAAATGATTTTAAGTTAGTTTCTAAATAATCAGCAAACGCATTCAATAGTTTTGCGCTGGATTCCATTTCCTCTGCTCTACCTGTATCTACATCTTCTATATCCCAATTTTCATTTAGTACATCTAACTTAAGTGTTTTCTTTGTACCTTTGTATCCTCTATCATTATGGAAGATATAATAATTTTTAGCACAAATGGTCATATAGGAAAATGCTTTACCTTTACCTCTTTGTATTCTATATAATCTTTCAGTTAGATATGAAACGCATTCATACTGAATATCAATAGGTTCACCATCAATGTAGATAGGTTTAATTTTATTGTAATAAACTTCAGCAATCTTAAATAAAGCTGGGTATATTATACCAAACAAACGATTCTTCTCACTTTGAGTTTCAGCTATATTATATAGTGTAATTGCTTCTTCAACACCTTCGTGAAAGTAGTTGTTGTTTGGATTCTTTTTGCGTGGCATTGTAACTATTAGTTTATATATTAATAACAAACAAATTCATTGTTGTTATATATGTAAGTGCTAAGGTACGAAAAATTTATGAAAAAACCAAATTAATATTATGCCAATTCCAAAACCTGAAAGTAGAGAAACACAAAATGATTATGTAGGTAGGTGTATGAGTGCTATAAGTGGTGAGTATGAGCAGGAGCAAGCAGTTGCTATTTGTATATCAACTTATCAAAATGAAACATTAAGTAAACCAAAAGCTGAAAGAGTAGCTGATAAGATATCAGGTGTTAATTTATTAGCAGGATTAGAAGATTCCTGTTGGGATGGATATGAAGCAATAGGAACAAAAATACTGAATGGTAGAGAAGTTCCAAATTGTGTACCTATTAAAAATTCGTAAACTTAATATATATACAAAGTGGGTTTTACTATATCTAATTGCCATTATATATTTCCTTATAGTTTTAACTAACATAAAAAACCCACAACTAAATCCTACTTCGGTAGGATTTTTTTATGTGTTAATGTTTCCCAGGTTTCCCTGTTAAGCAATTCCAAATTCCTAACTCCCAATTTTTTTTATAATTTCTTTTTGTTTTTCAGGGAAGTGTTGTTATCAAGTAAGCACTCCAATTCCATATAAAGGGGATATTTCATAGTTAAGAGATACCAATTACTATCTCACGTTCACCGCTACTACTGTCCTATGAATCTACTAACATACACATTTTGTGCCAAAGGTAGGTATCGCACCCAGCACCATTCCCCGACTGCTTCGTTCGGCTAATGGGAAGTAATTACTTAATTTACTTCATACACAACATAGGTTGGTTTCACCCTGATATACCGCAGGATAGGGATGTTTCGGTTTTATATCTTTTAACAAAGATACGAAAAAATATAGTGATATCCAAATTTATTTTGGATAACCACCTTTCCACTTATGATATATAAACTCTAAATTATTTAGATATTCCGCATAAGTTATTACATACTTTGGTCCATTTGGGTTTTGTTGAACCACAATGGTAGTATCTTCATAATACCCAGCTTTTAGAACTGATTCACAAAATTCAATTTCACTTTTAGTATGATTACTTGATGGTTTAAGTTTCCATATACGAATGTACTCCTTTAACCTATCCTCTAATATAGGTGTTAATTTTCTCATAATATTGTAAAGATACATAAAACTACTGATATATCCAAATAAAATAGGGATTATTTTCAAAAAACGTAACTCATTGATTATCAACCAGTTGCAAAAATGTGGATAAAATGTGGAAAAAAGTACCTAAATAATTTGGAATTATGAGTAGTTTTACCTATCTTTATGGTGTTGATGATGTTAGTGGATTTGGGGGTGTTTGTTAAGTGAAATCTCCCATTTCTGCTAACTCATTGATAATCAATCAGTTAAAAAAAAGATAGTAATTTATTTGGAATTATGAGTAGTTTTACCTATCTTTACATATATAAACAATAAAAGGGTGGTTACCTACAACTAATAAACGTTATGAAATTAACACCACAAAAATTTAGTAGAATATCCCAATACATAAAAATGTATGAAGGTGATAGAGAAACCCTTCAGTTTGCATGGGCTAATACTTGGGATGATGATAATGATGATTACTATGATTTAAGTGAGAGTGATGTAAAAAAATATATTGCTGATTTAAGAGATATAGTTGGTTGTAGAAAATATACTATATTGAGAGAAAAAGAGTTACTTAATGAGTGTGAAGGAATTTATCAACAATGGGTTTTAATTAATGGAAAAATAAAAAATAAATAAGTTATGGAAAAATTAACACAAAAACAAATTAAACGAATGAACTCTTACATTGAGTTTTTAGATGAGTATGCTCCAATCTATTTTGAGGGTGAACCAAACCAAGCTATCATTGATGCAATGAGAAATTGGGTAAAAACAGGTGAGTGGTTACCACACAACAAAGAAAGGTTAAATGGTATTGAAATAAAGTATCAACAATTTTTAAGACATAAAAAAACAGGTAAATTAAAATAAGAAATATGAAAACGTTACAACAATTAAAAGAAAGAAAAGATGAATTAGAAAATGAGTTATCCGCCTATAAATGGTGGGGTAACGAAGATGATGCCAATTACGAAGAAGAATATGGTAGGGAATACGAACACCTACAAACTGAATTAAATGGTGTTAATGAAGAAATTTATAAATTCAAAAACCCCTATGCTAAAGGTTTAGAAACTAAAACATTAGAGTTACACACATTCAAAGGGTTAAGGGTACACGCAGTACAAAAGTATATCAAACATAAAATATGGTTAAGTATCCAAAAGAAGTGTGAGTTAAAAGAGAAGTATCAAAATGGTGAGTTTGAAAACGATTCAAAATTCTTTACCGCAATCAATATCCAAAATGGTATCATTATGGGATTAAAGGAGTTAGGTACTGAATTAGGTAGGGTACAAAGTGGATTAGAGGTAAGGTACGAATTCCCTACTAAAACCTACCCAAATCCTAAAACGTTGAGAATCAATGAGTTAGGTGAGGCAGATACACAACCTATTGATAATCAATCAGTTACGAATTATTAAAAAATATATGTGAAAATAATTGATAAAATATTTGGAAGTTTGAGTAGTTTTACCTATCTTTACATATATCAATTAATTAAAACAATTAAAACAAACAATTATGACGAACGTAGAAAAACAATTAGTAGAGTTCTTAAACGTAGAACTAAAAAAAGCAGAACGTATCCTATCTAAAATAGGTAAGAAAAAAGGAAGTACATTAACCAAAGAAGATAGTGAGCAATGGGCTACTCTAAATTTTAGAAAGAGGTGGTTATTATCACAAATAGATTCAATCATTCAAAAATAAACAAATCAGTTATGCAATTAACAAACAAAGATACCATTACGTTAAATGGTGTAGGATTAGAAACCTTTCGTTATGAAAACCAAACAACAGGTAAAATAAATTATGAGATTTATACCTATACCGTTGGTACAAAAGCATTCATTACCGAATCAATAAAAACAGGTAAGAATACTAAAATATCATTATGGATTGAGGGTTACAACATTAAGTTATCACCCACATACGATTACGGATATGCGTTACATATCTTCACCGATTTAATAAATAAATTCAAAAAATAAACAAAAACAAAAACAAAAGTTATGGCAAAAAGTAAAAAGCGTGTGAACAACACAACGAAGAACACAAAGAAGAATGTGTACAAAATGAAAAAGGAATATGTAGAGTTTACTGATAAGTTACACTCTATCGCAGAAACAATTAGTGAAGAAGATGCGGCTATCGTACAAGCGAAAGTATTAATTCAATCAAATGAGAAGATATTTGAACACATCATTGAAATGCTTCAATCAGGGGTTTTAGAACCTTTCATTGACGATACACGCAGTAAGTTATCAAAATCGTTTCCTATCTTCAAAGATAAGATTATGGAGAGAGAAATGTTTGTAGTGTGTATGTTCCTTACAAAATCACTAATGGATAATGATATGGAAACGATTAACGATTGGAGTAATAACTTCAAAGAAAATCCAATGAATGTTATTATGAAAGCATTAAAGTTCGTAGAGTTCGTAAGAAACGATAAGGATATGAGTAGTAACCTATCCAAATTAGATAAGATAGTGGATTGGAATTCATAGTAAGTAGGGGTAAAAAAGGGGTAGAAATACCCCTAATTTCCCCTATCTTTGGGTTATAGGGGTAACCATCCAACCAACCCCTACCACCCCTTAAAAGGGTTAAAAAGGGGTTAATATGTAAAGTGCTAATAATCAATCAGTTGCACTTTTTTCAAAAATAATCCCTAAAATATTTGGAAATATGGGTAGTTTTACCTATCTTTACATATATCAATTAAATAACAACAATAACAAAAAAAACAAAACGTTATGAGTAAATTAACAAAGAGTGTTAGTACCTTCACTATCAAAAAAGGTACATTTGATTTGAATGAATACAATAAAGATTATTCAAATTATCCCCTATATCGTAGGGTTGAAGATATGGTTGAGGAGAAAGTAAAAGCTGCTAATATCCCTACACCAATTTCACAGGTTTTTGAGTACTTCTTTGATAGAAGTGATTTGAGAGTAGCAGGTGAAGTAGAAACGTATTACATCGTTGGTTTCAAAGATGAATACAATATGGCAGATAATAGAAAACCTTACTTATCAAAGTTTATCTACAATCGTTTAATCAGTTCTTTTAACAATTACCTTTCAACTACCTTATATGATTTAGGTAATGAAGATAACCAAAAGTTAGTAGATGCATTACACATTGTTTATAGAGAGAATAGTAGTGATATCAACCAAACATTTAAGTTAGTAGATAAGTTATGGGATGTTTATTGTGAAGATGATTCATTAAAAAGTAATTGGGATGTTAGAGATAAAATTACCGATGGTTTCAAACAAAGCTCAAACTATAAAGATTTTTTATCTATCACCGAAGAATTAATAATTCGTAAGTTTGATATTAAAAAAGATTTTGCAACACACACTTTATTAGAAGCTATGTTAGGTGATAAGGTAAACGAAGTAGATAAGAGGTTTGGTAAAGATTTCCAAACTCAATTGAAACACTACAATCAACTACAAAGTGAGATTGAAGAATTGAATAACACAATAAACAATTTATAATATGAATAAGAATACACAATATAGAGAGTACCTAATTGAAGAAATTAGAGTTAATAGAAATTTGTTTAACAAATTAAACAATGAGGATTGGGAAGAATTAGGTTATAGTGATGAGGTATCGTATGAAGGTGATGTTGCACGATGTGGTGGTATATTCCACGCTATGGAATGTGCATTAGAAACCTATGATAATATCTTTAACATAGATGATACGGATGATAGGTTATCATTCGCTAACGTAGAGGATGCGTACGATTACTATTGGGATAGTAGTAGAAACCCAAATGGTAATTGGGAAACTGAAAAAGCCCTTGAAGAAGGTGAGTTAAGGTTTTGTGAGAAGATGGGATTCTCAATAGATGAGTGGATTAAATGTGGTAACCGAAAAAATAAATAAGATATGAAACTAACTAAACAAAAAAAAGAAAGGATTGAATCATATATTGATATGATGGAATTCAATTGTGATATTAGGAGTTGTTATACTGCTGATAATTACATTGAAGTTCTTAATAGATTAAGAGATGTTTTAAGTTTTGAAACCTACATTAAAAGTGATAAACCTATTTTACAATTATTAGAACGTAGGTTTCATAAAAATAAAATAAATTGGAGTTTATAAAATAAATAAGTTATGGAAGATAGATTAAAAGAATTAGAGGAGAGATTGGTATCCGTTGAGAGAAGGTTTCAGGCACTATGGAATTCATTAGGTGATGAAGCACATAAGGAGATAGAGATTGAAACTCGTAACCTTATCAACGCAGACCCTCACTCATTTGTATATACGTTGAAGTTTGTAATTGAAACGGATAAGGGTAACAAAGTGTTTCCACCATTTGAGATAAGAGCATGGAGTGAGAAGCAGGCGTACTACTTAGGGTTTCAGGATGTTATATACCCCGCTTGTAAGAAAGCGCAGGATGAAGGTAAGATACGATACTTCAAAACATTATCAAAGGAAGTAGATGATGTTAAGTTAAATAAAAATAGTTAAGTGTTTGCATAAAATGTATGGGGAGAGGAATGGTTTGTTATTTTAAGTTTGTAATATACTCTCCCCTCATTTTTAATTAGGAATTGTTTACTCACAATAGTTGGGGTTTGTCATAATCCTCAATGTTCCCCCGGTGATTCGCAGCATCGGGGGTTTTTTATTTTCAAAAATAATTGTATATATGTTTGGTAGTTTCAGTAGTTTTTCGTATCTTTACATTATTAAAACAAAAATTATATTTTTATGGCAAAGTACATTAGCAATGAGGAGTATCAAGAAATACTTCAAAATCAGTTTAACGATTTAACTGCAACCGAATTAATCGCACAAATAGATAAGTGTGAGGAGTATCTAAATAACCTATCAGACGATATAGGGGACGATAGATATGATTTCGTTAAATCAATTATCCAAACCGCAAAACAACAAAAGGAATTAACATTCAAACAATGGAAAGCATTAAGTGCATTTCAAAGAGATTGTGAGAAACTAACTAAGGTTGAAACGTTAAAGAAATCATTAGTAGTTGAAAACAATGTTAAGGAGTACATCAACTCAATTGAATCAGGTATGGTTGAAATGGATACAACACATTGGACGAAAGAAAGAAAGGAAGCTTATGAGCAGTACCTTAAGAAACAAAAGTTGGAAACTGATATGGCAGCTGAAGTTGAAGCATTCCTAACTAAATTGGAAGCAGAGAAGAAAGCATCTATCGTTTACAACGTAGAGCATTCAAACGGAAACGTAAAGAAATCAAATAAAACAAAACTTAATTAATATGGGTGAAGTAATATTACCGATTAAAGAAGTTGCAGGATATCACATCAGTAATACTGGTGTGGTATATACAACTGTTAAATCAAAGAGACACAACAAAGATGGGGTAATGAGGATACTACGACCACGCATCCACCCATCAGGATATTTATATGTAGGGTTATATGATGTAGTTAATGGTGAACGAGTAAGACATTGGAGAAGGGTGCATCGTTTGGTTGCAGAACATTTTATAGGAAATATTCAGCAGGGGTTGGAAGTGAATCATAAAGATTTGAATAAACACAACAATCACATAGATAACTTAGAGATAGTTACACGCAGAGAAAACTTAATACACTATCATGCAAACAAAAAGAAATAAGAAAAACATATTGGGTATGGAGAAGAATGAAGGAGCAACTTCATTTATGGGAGTAACCAAACTTCAAATGATAACTCATTTAAGAATCAAATGGTATCGTTTCAAATACTCAATCCAATTAGGAAGTTGGTTAGAGTTTTTGATAGAGGTATTCACATTAGGAAAGGGAGAAGCTATTGCACTTTGGATATCAAAGAAAGTGTTTAAGAAAGATAGTTGTGGTTGTTGTGAAAGGAAACAATGGTTAAACCGATTAACAAATCCAAACTACGATGGAAGATGTAACGAAATAAAATTATATTAATTATGAGTGAATTAAAATACTCACCATTCACCAATGAGGAATTTGTGGTGATGGTAGACGAAATGAAAGCAATAGGTGCTTATTTACCTGAGCATCAAATGGGTATAATGTGGGAAAGATGTACACGCATTAGAGGACAAAAAGAAAACCAACCATGTGGATGTAAATCAGCAGGTGGATTATGGGCGAAGTGTGTGGAAGATATAAACAATTTCATTTCACAAAGAGTTTAATGGATGTTAAATCATTACAGGTAGAAAACAATCGCCGTTTAGATATATTAGCAAGAACCAAACATGTGTGGTTATTAAAGAGTGCTTATAACTTTTGTAAGAGCAGGGAAACCGCAAGAGAGTTAGTAGGTGAGTTATACCTTTACATAGCAGAGAGAGGTAATCCAAATATATGGTGGGGTGAAGATGGATTCAATATGATGTACCTTCACTCATTCCTCAAATCACGATTCATAAACTACATTAAAGCACAAAACAAATTGGAAACGATTTCGGACACCTATGATGAAGTAGATACGGAATACGATGAGGAGTTAGATAGAAACATACAACAAACATACGATGAAGTAGTTAAGGAGATACAACAACTACAAAGAACAAAGATGTGGAGTTCAGCAAAATTAGCAGAACTATATTTTTTTGATGATACGATGACATTAGATAGGTTATCAAAAGAGATAGGGATATCAAAGAGCACATCCTTTCTCAATGTGAAGAAGGTGAAGCAACACATAAAGAATACAAAACAAAATCCTTTTAGGTAATGGAGATAAAGGAAATTGGCAGGAAGTTAGCAAACGAATACATAAAGAGAAATCACTACACACATAAGGTATGCACCGGAACAAAACATTCATTAGGTGTTTGGATAGATGGTGAGATAAAAGGAATCATACAATTAGGTAAGGGAGTATCAATAAGAGAAACACAAAAGTGGGTAGAAGGTACACAACCGCATGAATGGTTAGAAGTAAACCGAAATTGGTTAGCAGATGATTTACCACACAACTCGGAGAGTAAGGTATGGGGTATGACATTTAAGTGGATAAGAGAAAACCTACCACACATCAAATGGTTAGTTACATTCGCAAACGGAGCAGCAGGACACGTAGGTACACAATACCAAGCAACCAATTGGATATATACAGGTTACAATCGGACAGGTGGTATATGGGTAACTAAAGAAGGAGAGATGATACATTCCCTAACATTACATTCAAAGGGATTACCAAACGTTAAGAGAGAAACATTAGAGAGCATATATGGCACACCCCTATATAGAGTAGTGGGTGGACAGTTCCGTTATTTTTATTTTATGGATAAGGGATACAAAGGTAAATTAAAACTACCTCAATTGCCATACCCCAAACAAACCGAATTACCAAACATTGTTGAGATATTGGATAAGAACTGGGAAGGACCTAAACCACTATGGGATGAAGTACACACACTCATTCGTAAACGTAGCATATCTCCTCAGGATTCAACGATAAATACAAAGTGGTGGTAAGGTGTTAGATATATAGAAACATTGTTAAATACAAACAAATACAACCAATGGCATTCACTAAAGGAGATAAACGAATTAATAGAGCAGGGAGACCCGCAGGAGCAATCAACCGAAGTACGGAGGAGATGAAGCTAACGATTGCACGTGCCACAAACAATGTGCTCTCAACCATCAATAAGGATTTGGAGGAGATAAAGAAGAAAGACCCTGCTAAAGCATTGGAGTTAGCATTTAAGTTGTTAGAGTACTCATTACCTAAATTAAGTAGGACGGAGATGAGTGGTGAGATAAACCAAAAGATTCAGCAGATATCAGTGAACATACAACAAAAGGTAGTAGATGAACCTAGAGATTAACACAACGAAAACGTATGGTAATCAAAACGATAGTACCAATAGGGTAACAATACACTATGGAGGAACTCGTAGCGGTAAGAGTTATGCTCTACTACAATGGTGTATCGTACAATGTTTAACTGATAAGGAAGAAGTTACGATAGTGCGTAAAACGATACCTTCATTAAAACGAACGATATTAAAAGATTATAAAGATGTGATGATATCGTTGGGGATATGGGATGAGAACTCCTTTAACATAACGGATAGGGTGTACACATTTTGGAACGGGAGTACCATCCAATTTATAAGCA